TGGCGGTGATGCTCATTACGGCATTGTGTTTGGCGAGGCCACAAAAGAGACAGGCTTCATGACGCAAGAGGCGGCTGTTGTCCGCATCAATGCTTTGGATATTACCGCAAAGCAGGCGCAGGCGACACGCCGAACGGTTGAGAGTGTATCAAAGGCAAAGCCGAAGCCCGCTGCTGCGAAGGCAAAGGCAAAGGTTGACGCCTAATGCCCAGCAAGGTCGGCATCATAAATAACGCTTTGCGTTTGTTGGGTGAGCCTAAGATTGCCGCCCTGACAAGTACGCAACCCTATGCTGTAAAGCTGGTTGATGCCTATGTTGATGAGGTCCGGTCATGGTTTGAAGATCATGACTGGGCGTTCGCAACGAATGAGGTTCAGCTTACGCAGGTCACGCCAGCCGTTGCGGGCTGGTCCTACACCTTCAACTTGCCTGCAAATATGTCTCGCATCTTGCGGGTGGCTAATTCAACGCGCCCTGAAGTCCCCGGCATTCGTTATGAGAGCCGAGCGGGCCAAATACTTACTGACAGTGAAGTGACGTTCCTTCGTTATATTGATGGCTCTTTCATTGATAGCGAGGGCGGTTGGCCGCAAAAGTTTGCGGATGCTCTGGCGGCTCGTCTAGCTGAGGCTGTTTATCCCTCTACTGATGAGACAAATTCGACGCGAGACCGGATCGAGAAGACCCGTAGGCGGCGAGTCAAGGACGCTAAGGCGTTTGATGCGCAGTCTAAGCCCTTGGGCTATCCGCCGACAGGTCGATACATCACCACTCGTAGTTTGGGCATTTCTGGAAACTATCGCGGGAGAAGCTAATGGCTTCAGCTAAACCTCAATTGATCGCCTTTAATGCGGGCGAGCTTGGTGCAGAGGCGCTATCGCGTGTGGATCTGCAAAACTATCCGCGCGGCGCGGAAGTGATGGAAAACATAATTCCCCTTGTGCAGGGCGGTATGTCGAAAGCTCCGGGCACGCAATACATCGCTTCGACGCCTTCTGATGGTGAGGCGTATCTGAGGCCATTTATATTCAGCGAATCTCAACGGTTCTCATTGGAGCTATCTGAGAACAAACTGCGTTTTATTTTTGAGGACGGACTTGTAACGCTTACGGGTGCGGCTGCGACGCTTGGCGCATGGTCTGATGAGAGTGGCACACTTCCTTCTGGTGGCGGAGCAGCGCCAGGTATCGGCACGGGCGATATTGAGTTTGATTATGATGGCGAATATTGGGGGATTTATGCGTAATGGCGTCAATCTCTGAAAGCTCTGGAACGATTACATTCACATGCGATACCGGTAATGAGGCTGTTGCTCGCAGCGCTGTCACAACAACAGAGCAGGATGATGAAGTATCGTATTCGTTTGAGGTGACGCGCCGGGCGCTGACTTTGCGCGTGGGAACAACTGCGGGCGGTCAAGAGATTGTAACAGATTCGGCTTTTGCGCCGGGGTTTCACGTTGTTTCGTTTACGCCGGGGGCTGCAACTTATTATGTGGAATGGCGGCTATCGACTGTGGGTGTCGCGACGCTTGTAGATTTTGAGCGAATTGCGCCGGGAATACTGGAGCTTCAATCGCCGTGGGCAGCATCAGATGTGCCGAGCCTGCGCCACACTCAGAGCTTGAATGCAATGTGGTTTGCCGGAGCTGGCGAAGAGATGCATGTTCTTGAGCGCAGAGGCTCAACGTCTTGGAGCCTTCGCCCGTTTCAGCAGATAGATGGGCCATTTGGTCCGCTGAACCTCTCTACAACGACGATGACGCCGGCGGCGCGAACTGGAACGACAACAATCACCTCAAGCGTGGCCGCGTTCGCATCTTATGATGTTGGCGGACTTTTGCGTTTAACGCATCCGGGGCAATTTGAAACCGAAGACTTTAGCGCGGTTGATGCTGTCACCGATTCAGTAAGGGTTTCAGGCATAGAAAATACCCGTCAATTCACTGTCACCATTACCGGGACTTTCACGGGTACGGTTCTGCTAGAGCAGTCTGTTGGTAACGAGTTTACTTACAGCACCTACCGCACCTACACGACAGCAACATCGCAGACGATCGACGATGATCTTGATAACCAGTTGATTTATTATCGCCTGCGCATGTCAGCCTATTCGAGTGGAACGGCGACTGTATCAATCACTTACGGCTCCGGTGTGTCTGATGGCGTTGCGCGTATTATCACGGTTGATGCTGACAATGAGGTGACTGTTGATATTCTTGAGCCGTTCAGCCGGACAAGTGCAACGTCTCTTTGGTCACGGGGCGCATGGTCTGGCCGGTTCGGTCATCCTGACGCGGTTGCCTTATATGATGGACGCCTATGGGCGGCGCGGGGTAATCAATACTGGTTCTCAGCATCCGACAATTTTGGAAGCTTTGAGATAGGGGCGGAAGCCGATCAGGCGGGCAGCCGAACATTTGGCGGGCGCATGTCTTCGGTTAGGTGGCTGCTTGGCGGGTCTCGCTTGTACTCTGGATTGTCAGGGTTTGAGGCTGAGATAATGTCAAACGCCTTTGATGAGGTTATAACGCCTGCCAATGTGCGCGCGCGCAATCGCACAACCAAGGGCAGCGCCGATGCCAGTCCTGTTCTGGTCGATGATGCTGCGGTGATGATCTCAAGATCAAAAGAGCGCATCTATAGGTTCGGCCCGCAAGACAGCTCTGAGCCTTCAGCGATGGATTTAACTCGTCTCAATAGAGAGATTGGCGGCGCGGGTGGCTTCACAGAGCTTGCATGGCAATTGGAGCCTGAGCCACGACTATGGGCTGTTCGCGCTGATGGCCAGATTGGCTGCATGGTCATGGATGGTGACGAGGGCGTTTATGCGTGGTTCCGGCTAAAGCATGAGGGCTTTGTTGAGAGTGTCTGCATTACGCCCGGCGCAATCGAGGATGACATTCATATTGTCGTAAAGCGCGAGATTGATGGCTCAACCGTTCGATATATTGAGAAGGTCGCAAAAGAGAGATGGGATAGCGTGGATGAGGTTTGGCGCTTGCATAGCGCATTATCTTATTCGGGGGCATCTACGAGCACGATGACGGGTCTCGATCACCTTGAAGGCGAGAGCGTCTATGTTTGGGGCAATGGTCGCCAGTCTGGCCCTTACACTGTTGCTAGTGGCTCTATAAGTCTGGAGTATGCTGTCACGTATGCGGTTGTTGGTTTGCGCTATGATGGGCTTTACAAGTCTGGCCGATTGAATTGGGGCGGCGATGGCGGAACTGCGTTGACGCAAAATAAGCAGCTTCACAATATCGGGCTAATGCTCAGAAACACAGCGGGCGCGAACCTTGAATGGGGCGATGGCTTTCATGAGCCAAGTGACGAAAGAAGCATGACCATCTTGCAGGATCGCCAGCAATCAGGCCTGACCTTTGATAGCGCTTTGCAGCTTTACAATGCTGACATTCCTGCCGGACAAATGGAGGGCGCAACGGAAACAGACACGCGGCTTCATCTTAGAATGCGAGGCGCTGGGCCGGTTACTGTATTGGGGACGGTTCCAGCGGTGAAGACGAATAGTGGCAAGGGTTGAGGATTTAACGCCTGAGCATTTTGTGGAATGGGGCGCCGCGTTCGTTCCGCAAAACCTGCTAGGATACGCTGTTCGCAACGCTGAGGGCTTTCTGGTCTGCCTTGGCGGCTTGTGGATAATCGAAGGCAAGGCGTGGGCGACGTTTGACGCGAAAGGCGATCCTCCCCTTATCGTTCACCGCCTCGCAGTTACCTTGCTGAAAGAGGCCGAGAAGGCTGGTATTACAGAGGTTTGGGCCGAACTAGATGAGACAAAGCCTAAAGCTAAAAAATGGATGGAGCGCTGCGGTTTTGTTTACACCAATAACAGTGACGCCGTTCAAATCTGGAGGCGTGTTCTAAATGGCTAATCCAGTCACAATGACGTTGATGGCGGCATCAACCGCCCTGCAAGTTGGCGGCGCTTTGCAGCAAGGCGCGCACGCGAAGAATGTTGGTGAATACAATAAGCGGGCCGCTTATAATGA